TTAAATGCTAGTCCTAAGTTTACGGTGGGACTGGTTGAATCTTGGGTGTAACTGATCGCTCCCCCGCCCGTACCGTTCGTAACATCAAGCGCCACTAACCCGTTACCATCATAAATCCACGGATCTGCGGCGGGATGCCATGTGCTGTCATTGAATGGCGCGAAGCCAGACCCGATAAAGTGCATCACAATGTCTGTGCTTGTCAGTGTGAGGGAATCGGTCGTACAGGATGTGCAGGTTGCATGGGTAGCTGAGGCTGAAGTATCCACCGATGCGCTTTGTCCTGTCGGCGGCAAGAACTCCCAAAAGAACGGAAAGAAGTTAGAAGTGACGTTACCTGTCATGTTGACAGTAAAAGACGTGGCCCCTGAGTTTCCTCCGATACAATAGGCATCGGAAAGCGCTAATCCTTTGGAAGCGCTATAAATATGGGAAACAGTTGGCCTCGTCCACGTACATCCGCTTCCCCCGGTAATGCTGGAAATGTCTACATCATTTCCGCTGATAACCTGAATCACCCATACGCTTCCGGTTGTGGTTGCAGGCTGCGCCGGATTTGAACCCAGGACGCAACTAGAAACTCCGGTGCCGCAGTTAATGGCAGGAGTGTCCTGAATCCACGTCCAGCCAACGGCTGGCGTTATTGGGCCTGTACTTACATTCTGCGCCCAGAATGTTTGCCGCTGGGCGAGGCATGGCGAAGTCAGTAGTAAAAGGCTAGTTAAAGTTTTTATTAAAATTCGCATAGCAGTTCGTACCGTCATAAGTGAAAGCAAGCACGTCTATCGCATTTGCTGCTGTGGATGGAGTAATTGCCCCCGCTCCACCGCCAGACACTTTCCAAGTGCAACCCGTTCCCAGGGTTAATCCCTCTCCTCCGGTTGCATCCTGCTTTAGCCAAATGACATACGATCCGCCGTTGACTGGGTTGGTGATATTGAGAGTTCGAGAACCACTGTGAACAGTGAAAGTCAGTGAGGCATTAGCGCACATTGCCGAAGCGATGGCCCAGGTGACTGTTGCGGCATCAGTCTGCGCTGCAAAGGCATTCGGGGCGCAGACATTGGCTGTCGTTATCCCGGAATCGTGGGCCAGCACGTTGCCGGAAGAAACTACGGTATCCAGAAGATGTCCGGTAGTTGGGGCGGATGCAATTCCCAATGCAATCGCATCAGTGTTGTTTGCATATATATGTGGGTTTTTGTTAGTCGAGTCATACGCAATCATATTTGTAGCGCTGGCTGTAGCTCCACCCGATGTTGGAATTTTCCAGGTCATCGCGGAAAGGTCCTGCAACCCACCGCCTGAATAGGTGTTGGCCTGATTCCGTAGCACAGTGTCGGCTGGCAAGTCGGCATCGACCAGCGAGACGTAGGCCGGAGTTGCGGACACTCCTGTATTGTTGCCCCAGTATTTGTGGGCACCAGCGTTGGCGAGCGTGGCGGTCACCGCTCCGGTCGAAAGAGAGTTGTTATACAGCGCACCGTCTCCGCTCCAACTGGAAACACCAGCGGAAGCCGAACCGCAACTGAACACTCCCGTTGAAGTCGTGAACTGCAAAGCGTTTCCACCGCCCGTGCAGTTCGGGAATGCTGTAAAGTCAGCAAAGCGTCCAGAGAAGTAGTTGACGCCATCACTCCAATGCCACGCAGTCCAACTGGGAGGGATCAGCAACGATGCCCCGCCGTTAATCGTAAATCCGCTGGCGTTCTCTGTAACTGTTCCTGTGCCGATGTTCCTGATGAGGTAGTAGTGATTGAATCCGTATCCTGTAGTGGATGGATTCACGGCCGTATAGGTTTGTGCTCCTGAATTGTTGGCCAGAATGGCGTAGCCACGGTCAAAGTCCGTGTTCGCCGTACCGATAGTATAGGTAGTCCCCGTTTGTGCGTTGATCGGGATTCCGGGATTGTCAATAGACGGAGCAACCGACGCGCTAGCGGTCACGCGGTAATGGATGTTGTAATTTCCATTGATTATTGGTGAGTTTACACCGGCGAAGGCACCACCTCCGGCGTTATATTGGAAGGCGTTTGTCGCTCCTCCGGGAGTTCCACCACCTCCCGCTCCCCCCAACCCATAAGCGTAACAGTTGGTCCCATCGCACCATGCGTGAACGCCTTGATTTGTCGGAATGACAAAGGAGCCTGACGCACCGTTGCCAAACAATGTGCCGCTATCAATCGAGAGCGTGGTTGTCCCCACGAGACTGAAAATGTCCCAGCCAAAATTTATGAGGGCGTGCGGAAGTGTGAATGTCAGCGTAGCATTAGCCAGCACCGCACTTTCAGAGTCTAGCAGAGTGTGATTGGCGACGTAGGAATTAGTAAGTTCTGGAGGAATGCCGCAGTTCCCGCCTACTGAATCCCTACAAATAAGCTTGTTAGTCGTCGTACTAGCGGAAACACGGAATTGCCCAGCGGATGGATTTGCTAGTCCGGTTGTCCCGGTAATGTCCATGTACTGTCCCAGGTTGAATGTGCCGCTCCACATATTGTTGTTTTGCAGTCCCGCTGGACCGCTGCCATTGAGTGTTGGGGCGCTTTGTCCCTGGCAAAACGATGTGCAGGCCGGTACGAGAATGGAAAGAGAAAGTCCTTGTTGAACGGTGTAATAGTTGCCCAAACCTCCACCAGTGCCGAACAAAAGGAAATATCCAGTGGCTCCAGTAACTTGCGCAGGAATAGTGATCGTCGCCTGCTGTGTTGCGCCATCCATAGCGCAGGATACGGTTGGCGAAGGTATTCCCTGCCCACCGTTCGGATAAACGGGGGTGTAGGCGAAAGTATATGTATTCGATCCGAAAGCACTCATCGAGAACGGTGGCCCCGCACTCACCACGTTGCAGGTAGGAGCAGCATAGGAACCAGAAGGCGTGGTAAATAGCGCATAATTCGGCCCGATTTGGTGCGGCATATTGTCTTTGATTAGCGGCTGGGTCGTGTTGTACGTGCCGTCATACATGAAGGAAGGCGCAACAATAGAGGTGTAATTTACGTTCACCCCGCGCTGGATGTCCGTGGCACTGCTGCATGTAAAGCTGGTAATATTTGTTCCCGTTACTTGCGGTATGGAACTCGACGGAACGCTGCCACTAAAACATACAGTCAGCGGTCCCTGTCCGGTGTGGGAGACAAGCGGCTGTGCGCCAGTATCCTCTAGGCCCGTAGCCGTAAGTGCAACTGTTCCGCGAGTGGTATACATCGGCATGGAAAGAGATTGCGTTTCGAATTGTTGGTCAAAATTGACGCTGGCGATTGTGCAGGTCGGACAGTTAAGGAATGCAACTCCTTTGCCTCCACCCATCATGCCCTTGAAGGTAAGCTCGCTATAATTCTTGCTAAGAATCAACGGGGTTGCGCCCTGCGAAGTTCCCTTCGTGAAGATGTTCTCGAACTTTATTCCTGCGGCAGCGGACCCCGCTTGGCCTTGCGCAAACAGGATGAGCGGAATAGATGACCAATCCCCGCCGTTAGAAGCTCCAAGGAAAGCATCGTCTTGGAATAGTCCGGTAGGAATCCCGCCAGCCGCCACAAATACGCCCTGTGTATTGTTTCCAGAAGGATTGAACGCGATCCCCCTCCAGACGCCTCCCCGCGTGTAAACTCCGGGCTTGGCATTAAAGGTGATATTGGTTAATCCTTCTATCGAAAATTGCGTGGAAGTAAGAGATGCAGGAGGCAAATTACCTTGTACCGTACTGGTGGTCGTTACCAGTGTTGCGCCAAAATAGGCCGATGAACTGAGCGACAATCCAACGCCGCTATAGCTGGTGAGGTCGAGAATTGTGTTTGTGCCGAATGAACCGGAGGACACTTGCGGCGCGTAGACCATGCCGTGGTTGGAAAGTGCCGCCGTGAACGCACTGATGTAATTAGGCGTGTTGTCGGTAACGATGGTCAATCCGCTAGCCGTCTGTGTAGCGGCGTCACGCAGCGTGAGCGTTGTGGTTCCCGCTCCCGAGTTAATGACAGTGACTAGAGTATCGTTCGTGGCCGATCCCGGAGGAGTATTCGGAATATACCAAGGGCGATTGGATGCGGCGGTATAAGTCGTTCCGAAGTCATCCCAGGTCATATAACTGGAATCAAGGTTCACGCCTGACGTGACAATCATCGAAACATCAGCATAAGTTTCTGCTCCCGATGCTCCGCGATAAATCACGTACTGCCACACACCTGCCGGGGGAGCCTGCCCAGCAATGACGATGTGGTTTCCCTGGCGGTAATCAACTACCCCTCCAGAACTAGCAACCGTCGAGGCTCCTGCCCTAGAATCCCTGCTCCATTGGTAGGAGAAATGCGTGCTGTCTGGAACCGCCGTTAAGATGTGCCATCCCCCATATTCTGCGTCGAGGTTCGTGCCGTGGACATTGACCCATGCTCCAACAGCCAACGTGTGCGCGGAACTGGTGCAGGTAACGAGAGTATTTGAGCTACGCAAGCAACTGGTCAGGGCGGTGCTTATTTGACCGCGAGTCTGTCCGGTGACGCAGGTCTCTGAACTGGCCGCAGTGAGTCCCTGCCCTTTATCTATGGCTACAAGCTTGTAGCAGGTTGTCTCCGAGCCGCCAGCCGCTCCAGCGACCGTATACCCGCTGCCCGTAGGAGCCGCAGCGATTGCCGATGTCACAACAGGAGCACTTGGCGTGCTCATTGTATTGGTGGCGCCGCATCCTTGAATGGCCACGCCCTGGCCATTAACAAAGCTGCTGGCCGCGGAGAGGGTTACGGTTGTGGTTCCGTTGCAATTTGCCGTGATGCCGGGAATGAACGGAACGGAGCCTGTATTGACCGCTACCGCTCCATAGCACCGAATGTCGTTATAGGGATTAGCAATGCATGACTCAGTGTCATCGTTGACGACCAGCACATTTCCCGAAGTTTCCGTAACGTTCGATGCCCCAAATATACCGGCAGCATTCTTTTGAATCGAACCGTTAGGACTTGCTGGAGATCCGGTGTTGCTTGCGACTACCTGCCATACCGCACCATCCCATCGGCAAATTACCTGTGTCGAACCTCCACCTACGGTACACGATGCACCGTTACCGTCCAAAACTCCGGCCGTAGTATTCACTGCCGGACTGGCTGGCAGAGTCGCGACCGTGAACCAAGAAATTCCGCCGCCACCACCACCAGAAATAGCTTGCCATGTAGTACAAGTTTGTCCGGAAACTGCCGTACAATTCCGATAGCCAATCGAAACAAGGTTGTAATAAATTGAGGCAATCGCCGCGCTGGAAATTTCCGAGTCTGAATATGCGCGAACTGGACCACCGGGAGGACTAATCAGACCTATGGAAATGGCCGTGGGTGTAGGTGCAACGGTTTGCGACCCTCCGGTAACGCTAGTGTTGTTTTGAATAAAACAGGGCGCAGTGGCCAAAGGACAAAAGGTAACAGTCCAAGTCGATCCGGCCGGAGTGATGGAAGTGCTGCTTGGGATGGACACTGAATAATGCGCCGATGCATCAAGTGGACCCGTAATGGTAGTCGCCGGATTGAAGGGGGCACCGTTCCAGAAATACGGACCAGTGGGATTGCTTGGACTTACTTTGAATACAAAAGAAAAAGTTCCACCAAACCAAGGTTGCGCTCCAGCGTCCGTGATCGTGCCACTTACGGTTGTACTTTGCGAAAAGGTGGGTATGGTGCAGCCCAGCATAGCCAGTAATAGGACTAGGCGCTTCATTTTGTCATTCTAGTACCAGTACGTTCTATGGAAAAGAGGAAAGTTTATTGCCACCATACAAACATTTGAATGTTGGCTCCGGTTTCTGCCGCTCCGGTCACGATCTTCATGGAAACCAAATCGCCTTTATTCACCACCACGTCATGCGTTACATCGGCACAGGCGGTAGTGGCGGTCATGGTACAGGTGAGAGTGCTGGGGCTTCCGTTCACCTGCGCCGTGCAGGCTACGGAAACCGTTGTAGCCGTCGAGGTGCAAAGCAGGGAATTCAGATGACGCGCTTGCGTCATCTGGACGCCAGTTCCGAGTGTCGCGGTTTGCCCGGCACAAGTCGTTGCCGTGATATTCGGGCCTGTTCCATACAGACTGTTAGTGACAGAAGCATTGGCAACACCCGTGCAGGTGCCAAGCATGGTACGGCCCGGAGCATCGAGGGTTGTGCTTCCAAATGATCCCGAATTGAAAAATGGGGCGGTAAACGAACTAGCGTTTCCTCCCTGGTCAAACACCGTGGTACTAGTGGCCGAACCGGGAGCGCCAAAGAATTTGTTAGCGCCAAGGTTCGATCCCCCACCCTGGTTGCGAATATAAAAATTCGAACCGCTGCCTACATTGTCATAAATGCCTACGGTATTGGTATTTGTGGCGGAGTTTTCATTAAAAAAGCTGACTCCGTCAAGAAACACATTCGCGGGTGCCGTGTTCACGGAAATCATTGCTGGATTTCCGGCGTTGATGCTGCAAGTGGACAAGGGGCAGTTGAAAATTCGCGTATCTTGCAAATAAACAGTGGTTCCATGCACCGTAACCACGCCCCAGTTGTTGCCTTGCTGGGCGACGGGTACACTGGTGCCGCCCATGAACACGCAACTATGGCAGGAAAAGGTGCTATCGGCCCATACAGCGGTAGATGGGGTGTTTTCAACCGCTACGCGATAGCCATATACCAACCCCCCACCAGTAGTACGGATACCACGATCTCCGAATCCCGAGATATTGAAGTAGTTCATTTGGGTAAACAGGTCTGCCATCAAGCCGGTGTTGAGGTGCCCTGCGGAGGCTGCATTGCCGCAGAAATTCGTCAGCAATACATGGTCAATATTGGCGACTGCCGAATAAATCAGATTGACCGCGCTTGCTGTAATGCTGCCGCAGGTGTTGAACTGCCCGTCTCCGGTAATCTGAAAATCGCGCCACTCACCCAGCGGGGGAATGGCAAAGCAAGAGCTAATAGAGTTGTAGGTCACAAACGCGCATCCAGTTGTACCGGGGAAACTGTTTACTAGATGGATTAAGGTGTTGCCAGGTCCTCTTCCTTCAATCTGGAATCCTTCCGGGAGGTCCAAGTTTCCGAATGTTCCCGATGTGCCTCCGGTCAATCCAGGGATGTTCTTGCATCCATTCGGCTGCGTGAAAAAGTGCGGAATGGCAAAGGAATAGTTTGCCGCCGCCAAGAATATCTTCGGGCAGAACGTAGTTACCGCTTGGATTGCGGTATCGAGAGCGGAGGCAGCAGTATCATCGAGGCTGCCAACATAAAGACAACTTGGACTGGTTGCTTGTGTGTTCGCTGGCGTGCCAGACAAGACTACGTGATTGGAATCGGTGAAAGTGGAAATAGTAAATAGGGTGGTTCCACCCGCGATTGCTGACCCATAACTGCCGGAAGCCAAGTCCGTTTGGCAGGTGCTCCAACCTTCCACCACTTCCCCAACCATGTTGATATTGAAAGGATTGTCAGAGCAGGTCAGCGTAGTGGAAGCGTTAGACCACGTACAGGTAGTGTCGTAGAACCCGTTAGCGGGGGTGTTGAAGCATTGTCCGGTATTGGCGACTGGACAATCAGGACCAATATAAAAACCCATTTTGGGGGCAGCAGAAAAAGATGTTCCGCCTACAGTACCGGGTGTTCCCGCGCCACCACCAGTAGAACCCCAAGCAGTGCACGCATTTCCTGTAACGGCCGAGCAGACCCGCAGACCTGTCAACGTAGTGTTGTAGTATGTAGAACCAATGAGTGCTCCTGATATTTCGGAATCGCTGTACGCTCGGATTGGTGACGTTGTATTGCCGATTAGATTTATCAGAATCGCTGGAGGCGTGGCGTTCAGCGTTTGCGTTCCACCAGTGATGGAAACACTGGGAACTGTGAAACACCCTGAGCTTGCCAACGGACATACCTGCAAAGTCCAAGACGAACCTATTGGAGTGATCGCGTTATTAGATGGAATGCTCTGCGAATAGGTTCCCGTTCCACTTAGGTTTCCTGAAATGGTGGTTTGAAGTGTTCCGCCCGTCCAGGTGTACTGCGGCAGCGTTGGATATTGCGGATTGGGAACAAAGGTGAATGTGTAGGTTCCGCTATTCCACGTTTGCGCTCCAGCGTCAGTTATTGTCCCGCTTACAGTGGTCGATTGTGCGAAAAGTGGAACGCAGGAAAGCAAGAGGGTTAGTGCTAGTACGAGGTTCTTCATGGGGGTCATTCTAGTACCAGTACGGTTAAGGAATAAAGGGAATTTTTAATCGTCCTCTTCGGACATCTCTTCGATATCGTCGCTTTCAGCACCATCAGACACTTGTAGGATTTCCTCGTCACCATCGTTGGTGATTTCTTCGGGCATCATTTGAGTAACCCTTCTTCCCGGAGTTTCCAATATCTTTTGCTCACCGCATCACACACATCGGTCCTGTACTGCGAGTTAGGAACTCTGAGGTGCTGTAGCATTTCGTAAACTGCGTCAAAGGCGGCTCCTGGAGTCTCACCCACGGCAAGTGGGCAACCCAACCAGCCGCACAGACCAGCGGATTCCAGGTCGTCCGATTCTCCGCGCTTACGAACGTCATAGATAAAGAACCTGTCCAAATCGGACTCATGTAAACCATTTATTGGTACTCCTTCGTGGTAGAACTTCTTCGGCAATGCTTCCGTGGGGTAAGGCGGAATTGAAAGCCGCACGCTCGCGCAGAACGGATGCTTTGCGGTCAGATCAGGCGGTCGTTGCTCGCTTGCGATAGCGTAGAGAAAATCTCCGAATCCTATGGGAAGCAATCGCGTGAGCAAGGCCGTAGCATCGTAACCGAACCTTGGCGTGAATTCCAAAGCCCAACACCCTTCTCCGTTCGAGATAGTGTTTAGGTCTATCGGGCCAACGAAACCCATTTCCTGCAAAGGTCCCACGCACTTTTTTAGTCCCTTTTCAAACAGAGCATTGTCCTTTTTGGCCATCCACAACAAGGAGCCGCTGCATCCGGTATTTGGCCCCAATTCGTTATTCAGGAATTTCTTGGTTTCCAGTGTGTGGTTTAGAGCATAGTAGCCGGTGGAATTTATGTAGACTTCCGAGCTTGCTTCGACTCCTTCCACAAAATCCTGCAAGATGTACTGTGAAACCTTTGCCGTTCTAAACAGCACGTCGAAGTAATTCAGCATGTCCTCCGCGGACTTCGACACATAGGTTGTGCTCTTGTCGTCCTGCTCGCCAATAGGTTTGAACACCAGTCTTTTATTTCGCTTCTTGATGTATCGGATTCCATCTGCCGGATTTTCAAACGCTTCGTATGGCGCGACCTGCAAACCACAGCGGGTCATAAAATCAAGCGCGAAAAGTCTGTCCTCTTCCAACTTGTCGGCCAGTACAGAGCCGCCAATCGTGGGAGCTTCCTGCCGTGCTTCATCGGCAGTAGCACCCATGCCGGAGGTATCCATCACGATCATGTCGTATTTGGAGGCTACGTACACTTCGGCTCCAGGCATGACTTTTATCAGTCCACCTAAAGCCTCAGCGTATTTTTCTTCGTAGACTACAGCAGAAACGTCATGGCCTTCGGCGGCCATGCGATGCGCCAGCCAAAGCCCTTCTCCGTACAGGCTGGCGACACAGATGCGCATAGACAGGAAACTACTTCCAGCCGCTCACACCTTCGGTTGGGAACTCCACGCGCTTTTTGGTGTTCTTGTCGATTGTTCCGGTGCGCGTGCGCGACTGAGAAAATTCCTTCGGTCCACCCATGCTTAGTTCTGCCGATCCGTCCGCTCCACCCTTGTGAACCGGAGAAGTAGCAGAGGGTTCCAGACCGTCAATCTGCATTGAACCGTGATGAGCAGCTTTCTTGGCATCTTCGATATTTCCATAAAAACTCATGCCGTTCTCCAATCTTTTTAGAGGGCTACGTCTTTTGTCCATGTCTGCCCAGAAAGGTAGGTAACGTAGCCCCCGTTAAGTTGTCTGGATAAACCGTATCACAGAATTAGGGCAACTGGCTACTCTCATTTGCCGTTGCCTGTTCTGGAACGCCGGAGGTCATGGACTTACGAACGGCTTTATACAACCCATCGGTGATCTTCTTGGTTAGCACACGGTCCTCAATTCCGGCCTTATCCATAACCCAGTCCTGGAATTCTGGCGTTTTAAGTTTCTCTGGAATCAGGGTCATCGAGCTTCCACGGGCTAGGTGATAAGAACCAAAGGCGCTGCCGCGCAGCAGTTGAAATACGCCGATCACATACTGCATTAAAACGAACGGTTCTCTGATTCCAGCTTCTTTCATAGAATTGGCTTGCGATTGGAGGCGCGCACGTAGAATATCTTCATTCGGCATTCCCGCCAATTCGCTGGCCTTGGTACCTGGAATAATGTCTTGCGTGGATCCGGCTTTCCTCATTTCTTTTTTTGCTTCACCCTTAGCGGTAACTCCAGCTTCTTTTACTTCTTTCATTGATTCAACAATAGCGTCGAGTGGCGCTACATCTAGTCCTGTGGAACTGAGAACTGTCCGCAGGGCTTGAGAGGTGCTCTTATTGAATAGCTTGGAAACCTTTGGAGCAATCGCCTGATCCTCCACGTCATAAGCGGACAACCAATTAGAAATCAAGTCGCTACCGATTCCTCGCTTGAACTTCGCGTACTGTTCCTTTGCTGCTTTGTACTTCGGTCCAAGCCCCTTATCTTGAGCAGCCTTTTCCTGCAGCGCAGTGACTTTTTCTTGGGCCTCAAATAGTCCGCGCTTTATCGCACTGTCTTTAGCTGCCTGCGCTGCGTTTCCTAAATCCTCACGAATCCTTGTTAGATCGCTAAATGTGACATTATCCCCACCAGACAATTTACCAGCCGCTCGCAATCTGGCTACTTCCTTTGGGTTAATGCGTTCGAGTGTGGCTATATCCGATGTTACTCCCGAAACTGTTCCGGCTCCGGTATCCTCTGGCAATGCCTTAAATGCCGCTGGAGGAATTTCTTTTGGATTCGCTCCGCTATCCGAAACTGACCCTTCGATCATTTCACGAACGGATGTGGCACTTGTTATCGGCTCCTTGATGACTGCGGCTATTTCGTGGAATGGTTTAGATACTCTAGCGTGTTCCTGAATAAGCGCCATCTGAGTATCGGCAAGGAGTCTACCACCTGCCTCCATTTTTTGTTGTTCCAGACTCTTCATCACTCCCTTAGTTGTGGCTTTGGCCGTTTCTACTTTCTGTCTTGCTTGCTGTGTTTTGGAAACACGGTCAGCCACCGTTCCGGCTAGATCCTCATCCAATTTCAGTGAGCGCCTGAAAACGGTGTGCAAGGCATCCCGCCCGAGCGCTCCAGTACCAGCGGCCGCTCCTATTGCGGCCGAAGCGCCCATCAATCGACGTTCCAGCATGTCTGCCGTGGATTCACCAGGTTGCTTTGGACTTGCTGCCTCTGCCGCGCCTTTTGCCCCAAACAACCCAGCCCCACCAATACCAAACCCGCGAAGCAAAGTTTTCAGTACACCTTGGCCGAGAGCACTTTCCCCACCTGATGCTGCGAAAAGAGCAAGGCTTGCTGGTGAACTTAGCGAAGAAACAAAGTCGGAAAGTGATTTGTCCACCCCAGCACCGAAAGCATAGATTCCGGCTTTCCAGGGTTGCCCACCCTCCGCAATGGCCTTTTCGGATTGCTTTTTTTCAAACTCGTAAGGGGTACCTTTGCGAATCGTTTCTGGCGACACTAATCCAGTTGTGGCCTTCTCATACAGAGACTTGGGTTTCTCCTTGTACCATCCGTAACCCTGTGGGCCATCCTGCAACACCATGCCCGGATAAGGCGGGGTATCTGTAGAAGCAGTCGTTCCGTTGCTCATTTTTTAACCGGAACAAAGTTGGGTGTTTGTCCGTAAATTGCTTGCGTTGCTTCCGTGGGACTAATGGTGCCATCTGCTATTTGCGAGGACAGTTCATCAAGTTTTTGTATCCGCGATTGCGTTTCCTCGTATGCCCCAGCGTTCACAATCCCCCAGAGGTGCATATTCTTTTGCGCCGTTACTAGTTGCTTTTGCAGATCGCTGCGCACTCCGTTAATCCATGTTTGTCTTTCTTTTGTATTTTTCGCTAGTTGTAGTTTTTCTTCGGCTAACTCACGCTGGAATTCCAACTGATCCCGGCGCAGGTCAAAAATGCCTTGCTGCATAGCCATGCGATCCTTAGCTTCCACTTTCTTCTCTTGCAGTGCTTCGCTTTTTGCTTGTAGGTCGGCACCCAGTTTGTCGTATTGGTACTTTAGGGTTGCTTGCTTTTCTTCTGACCGTTCTTGACGGGCTTCTGCCAATTCTCTTTCTCGCAAGTCTTGACCGCGCTTTTCTAGTTCTATTTCTTCTTTGTGAAGCTGCTGTTCGCCAAGTAACCGCTGCAATTCAATCATCGTCTTTGGATCGGAAATGGCACTAGGCGTAGTCGGAGCCTTACCCTGAATTTCCTCAATCATCTTGCGCTGTTGGTCGGCAGTCAGTTGAACTTTTTGCTTATCGCCTAGTAACTTCTGAATGATGCCGCGGATTCCTTGCGCAGCCTGAGATTTCTGCGCATCCCTTTGCTGGCCTTGCGCGGATACTTTCTTGAGTGCTTCTCCGTACACCGTTGTTTTTTCAGGGTTCAACCAGTCCTGGTTAAGCGCCTTGGCCATGTTCTTGAGCTTCTTAGGGTCGCCCAGGATAACGTCTACTTTGCGCTGCGCGGCCGCTACTGCGTTCTGATCGCCACCTTGCTGCGCTTCGAATAGTTCGTTCATGGAAGATTGCAGGTAGGTCCAGTCACCCTCTGCCTTGAGCAACTGATCCTCTTTTTGCTTGATCACTGCATTCTTCATCATCGAGCCTAGCGTGCCCAAAAAACGTTGAGTTCCCCAGGCGCTCGGCCACGCGGTATTCATTCCGATGTTACGTGCGGCATTCGGGTCCTCACGTCCTGGTATTTGCATCGGGACAGCCGTATTCGCCATCTGCTTGCGCGTCGCAGCCTGCAATAGCGCCTTGATGATGGAGTTCGTTTTGTCGGTTACCGCGTCTTGACCGGGAACACTTGACGGACTTCCGCCGATACCAGGAACGCTTCCCGGTAGGAATGGAGGGGTTGTCATTGGAACCTGTGCTGGATTTTCTACAGGCATTATGCCCCCAATGATGCAATCACGTCCAAGACAGTGCCAGCCGTACCGCCTACTCCACCAGCAGAAGCCGCTCCCGCACCAGAACTTACCATCTGCATGATCGGAGCTAGGCTATCCATAAAACTAGGAGTATTCGCCTTCCTCTGCGAGTTTGCGCCGGCTACTCCCATAAGCGTCTGGATGTAGTCTTGTGTCGCCTGTTCGTACATCTGCGTTTCAAGTTGGCCTTCGTTCAGGTTTACCTGGGACAGAAAATCAGCAATGCCAATTTGCGAGCCACTGCTGAATCGGTTACCAGACGTGGAGAACTCTTCGAGAAGTGATTGTGTTCCACGGTTAATCTGTGGTTGCAGGGCAGCGAACAGGTTGTTGATAGCTGGCTGATTGAACCCTGCCCCACCTTGCAGGAAGTCCATGATCGCCTGCGCGACCCCAGCCCCGTAGGTGCGCGTAAGGTCTCTGGCCATACTTTGGAGGCTACTAGTGCTCAGATTGGCAAAACTTCCAACAGGGGAGCCTGGAGACTTACCAAACGCTCCTCCCGGACCGGGAATGCTTCCCGCAAGGTTTGTGGGGCTGTACGGGCCTGCATTTGCGCCAAACGTGGGTATTACGCTCGAAGGGTCGTAAGGGTTGGTTGCTGGCGCTCCGCTTGGCAGGTTCGTAGGGGGTAATACCGGATTTGCTCCGCTCGTTGAGCCAAGCGCAGGAGTAATGCTGTAGTTCGCGGCGAGCTCGGTTGAACCCGTGGGATTACGCCCCGGCAGGAGAGAATCCATGTTTGTCATTCCGAGTGCCATTGTTCAGTACCTATACGCTCCCGGAGTCACCATCACAGGACTAAGCCGCCTATCGCGCTCTGGTTGGAGTATACGCGCAGCAATCAGCCCAGGTCTACCCTCTTCTCCACCGCTAGACTGGTAGAGAGGGTCTCCGTACAGAATATTATGCAGGAATGTAGCCTGATCGTTCCATCGGAGGTCGATAGCTCCACGTTCTGCCGCACCGTAGGCCACAATGTCATGCCAGTCTGAGGGGATGCGCAGCTGAGAACTTGTCAGATTATCATCATCGAATGGGTGCCTAACCTGGTATGGTAGGTAGACGTTGAAAATAGAACCTGGCTGAGTTCCAAACCAAAACTGATTTCCAAAGCGCGTATAGCGAAATGGGATTCCTCCGGGGATAAACAGAAGCGGCTGAATCGCCTTTGGCGTCAGGTAATCCATACTGTAACCAACGAGATTGGTAGTCGTGAAAACTGCGCTCGGCGCTTGATTGAGTTGTCCGATAGCTGCTTGACCAGGAGTTAGGAAAATCACTGGATCTTCGGTGAGCGTGACATCATCACCAGAATTCAAAAACATACTAACTGGATAGGCGTAGTTCGATCCGTTGTATCCCAATCCAGGCCCGATGGTGATGAGTGGCCCAACTACTTGTAAATCAGGGAACGGGTAATTCGCCGTGAGTTCTTTCAGCGTATCTCGAATCCACGCGGACGGCCGCATTTCAGGATTCGCTTGCGTCTCGCTAACGTCATTACGGTTTTGTAGGTTCGCCTTCACCTTGTTGATGAGGTCGCCTACTGCTGCGTTCGTGGATGCTGGAGGCGCTGTCATCCCGCTAGATAAACCTCACATGCGCAGGTTGCGCCGTCACCAAATAATTGAAGGTTAGTGATTCCTCCGGTTTTACTACCACAGAAATTTATAAACACGTCTCCAGGTCCGATGATAAGAGGGCTAGGAGTTACGACACCTGCGAATGTCGGAGTGATAGTCAAATTTATATTAGTTGAGCGATTTCGCACCCATACTATATAGGTAGGATTTGCTGGAAGGGGCAAAGTCGTACCTGTAGTGGGTACTTGGAGATATTGTTCATATAACTGCGAGCTTCCAGGAAAGTTTGGCGTCTGTGCGTCAAGTTTTACTAAAAGCGGAGTATTCGTTATGAGGTTATCATAGGCATTGATTGCAGCGCTAAGTAAGACGTTTAGGTTTGGAGTAGACACACCGCCTCCCTCACGAGACGATTATATTGTATACCGAACTGGCCACAGTGCATTTCAAAACTATCTGCGTTTTCGTCCACGTTCCACCACGGTAGAGCAATCCCGCGTTGTTAGTGTCTTGGCCGACGATTGTGTTTGGGATTCTCCCGAGGCTGTGATTGATCGTAAAGGCAGTATTCGCCACTCCTGGAGCCGTCCCTGTGGCCTTCCAACACTGCATGTTCATGTCCTTGTCTGAATTGCTCATTGTGGAGCCAAACGATATTCCACCGTTCAGCACTTTTGCGTGCCTCTCGCTCCAACGTGCAAGATTGCGAGGAACACTCTCTTTTCCTAAGCATGTACTTTGCGCTCTGGCCATAACTCAATAGGTGGTCATTTCCACCTTTCCCTCCATTCTAATCTTTGTGATCGACACTGGACCACCAGCAGCCGGTCGCAAAACACTCAACTGTAGATTCTGTGCGGTCAGTGTAATGCCTAGCACCACGGTAATTATTTTCTTCGATGCTGCCACTGTTCCAATCTGAATTGTAGCGCTATTCGAAATGATGTTCCCGGAGTCATCATTTCCAGTCAGTGTGAAGGTGGCCGTGGCTAGGCCCAAGTCCCTGTACGACACGATTACTCTATTGATCGTCGGCGTGCGTCCCGCAATCACATCCTCTACTTTCCAACTGTAGTTGCTTCCGTTGGCTTGGTCATCGAAGTTTGTGGGATCAAGCGTGAAGATCTGCGGCGTAAGAAACTGCACCGAAGGGATTGCAAAAATGTTCAATGCGGACAGCATTCCTCCGTTCGAAGGCGTAGTGACTGTGAACGTCACGCTATTACTCGCCACCCCACCAACCGTAACAATGACTGGACCTGTGGTAGCCGTTGGAGGAACGATTACCTGAATGCTGGTGGCACTCCAACTTACCACCGATGCCGTGACGCCATTGAATTTAACCGTGCTGCTGTTTTGCGAATCCCCAAAGTTGGTTCCAACAACGGTTACGGGAGTTCCTGTTGGACCTGCGTTGGGATTCACACTGGCTATGTTAGGAGAGCCGAGAGCGTTATAGGTGAAGGTTAGTGCGTTGCTTCCTCCAGCATCATTGAATGCAACGACTGATACCGCACCGGGCACGTGCGGAGGCGCAATAACAATAAGAGTATTGTAACTACCATAGGTGACGATTGCTGGTACTCCACCGAACGTAACCGCATCTGGCCCCGTAGAATCGGCCAAACGGATTCCAGAAATGTATACCGATCCTCCCGCTGGCCCCACGTTAGGAGTCAGGGAAGAAAGAACAGGAGGTAGGCTTGGCGGCGGGGGCATATCACACCACGTTTGGAACGCAAGTCAAAGGATTTGCTGGTGGGTTTCCGAAAATGTTCAAGTCCCAAGCGGACCAGTTTTTGTCCTCGAAAGAGTACACCCAGTTCCGCACAAAGTTATTGAATGGAATGAACAGTTGATAAGTCAGATAGACGAACCCGTTTGCAAAAATAGGAACAACATTGGCAAACGGTGGATTCTGAGAGTTGGCAATATCCGACATTATCGCGTCTCTTGCAGTTCCCCCGATTGGCTCCGCATTCGTGATGCTAAGGGAGTAGATGTTGTCTGTGGATATGAACCCGGCCGTTGGACCGTACTGCGCAACTGACCACGGTAGTACGTTTCCTATACCGTGGTCACTGGCCCACATATGGTCAAAGGTGAATGGATTGATAGAGCTTCCACTGGGAGCAAACTGTGTGATTCCGAAATTGCGGAACACGTAACCCGCTACTCCCATTGTGACAAGCCCTGTGATTTGGTCAGAAACATCCAAGAACGGATTGAATCCTGCGCTGGTGTTCTGCTGCGGGTCCCACTGCTTAGGGAGCCCGTTTGCGCTCCACCAGATTAAGGTAGGAAATGGATAAATTATTCCGCTAGCTTCATCCTTTACGGAAACATTAGCGAGAATCAGTTGGTTGTTAAGTTCTCCGATGAATGCCCCGCCAATGTCTAACGGTCCAGTGACCACGGGGTTTCCGGGAAGCGAACCACCTACGGCCGGAGAAGTCGTAAGAGAAATTCCGGCCACGCTATTGGAAACAGAAGCATCAGAAAATGTCTGCGTGAACACAGGAGCCGCCGTAAGACCGTCCCAATAGCCCATGAATGGAGTAATGATAGGGCGGCCAAAATGCTGCGACTGCACTCCGCTCCCTGTGTAGTAGAGCGTATTTGCGAAAGTTCTATAGGCTATTGGAAGGTTCACAACCCCTGGCGATGACACTCCTAGCAAGACCCAGGGGTTCCCAGGAAGCAATGCACTATTGAACTGGAAGAGTGTATTTTGGCTCCACAGAACGGTGTGATAACTTCCATTGATGTCAATGAATGTGCTTATTCCTACCGGAAAAGGTTGCGCTCCGCAAAATATCGAAAGGTTAGGACGCGAGCGAATCTCCGCGTTGCGGAGCATGAAGTTGTTGAATGATGGAGATGCTTTGTCGGAGATGAGTGTTTCTGGCTTTTGAACGTCCAGACCGGCTAATGGGCCCTCATACTCAATTGAGAAGTTGCCGTCCGATTTAATCTGAATCGCCACATCATCATCCTCAATGAATAGAAATCTGTAGCGTTCCGGTTGCCAAAGTGTTAATCACCAAACCGTTGACCGGCTCTGCCTTCATATAAGTTAGCGTGCCGCTGAAAGCAGGAGACGAAGGATTCCAGATGATGTCTCCAGTTACATCCGTAAGAAGCAAGCCACCGGCGACAGCACCATCCCAAAGTGCCTGCTGAATCCAGATAACGTTTCCCCAGTAAGCCACGGTGAGTGCATTTCCTACTGCTCCAGAGTTGGCTAACGCAGAACGCCAATCTTCAATGCGAACTAGAAAGTTATTCGCATCTACCACGGATTCGATTCGGTATGCGCCGTTCCATGCGCTGGGGTTTGCACCCTGAATCGAGATAACCTGATTGGCAACGAAGCCGTGCGCCGTCGCCTGGACGGTGGCAGAGCGAAGTCCATTGCGAGTGATAGACACTAGAGCCTTAGTTACAGCCTGATCGGCCGTAGTGAAATTCCAGGGGGTGGTATAAATGTTTGCCATTAGTACACCCCACTTGATGCCGGAAGTGTCGGCAGTTGCGTACTGGGATCAATGGGATGTATGAGTTTGGGATCCGGTACTAGTTCCTGCCGGTCCTTGCTTGCCTCGATTGCCCAGTTGAATTCCAGCGAACCATTTATTGCGCCGTCTGCGAGGTGCCTACAAACTAGGAGTCCGTTGTCCCACACCATGTCCTCAATCGGCCACTTTTGCTGCGACCGTTGGCAGGTGAAATAAGTTGCCTCCATGTAGGAACGCCAGATCATTCATCACCCCACCTCTGGGGCAGGTTCAACAGGTTCCGTGGGAGTAGGAGTAGGTTCAGGAGCAGGGCCAGGCGCAGGCGGTTCGGGTTCAGGAGGGGCAGGTTCCGGTTCTTGCCCTGTAACTACCACGCCGGATGCAGACGCCGCCATCCCACTAAGGCGAGAAAAATGTCTGTTCTGAAACCACGCATCGGCTTCTGCTTGTGAGGAAAAATCCCCTGCCGTTCCGCAGGAGCATTGTGCATGGAAAGGACGGTCGTCAAACGGTCCTGGAGTGGTTTCGACAACATGAGTCACGTAGTCAAGCGGCATAATACACCTCAGAACAGTGCGTATATATTGTACAGCACTGTCAAAATTGCCGTTCCTGTGCCAAGCGTAAGGGCTGGCGCAGTTCCGGTCAATTTGATTTCCAATCCAAGATTTGCTCCAGCAGTCAAAGCCGTAATCGCCCCGGTCACTGGCGCAAGGTTCGTACCAACCTTGTTCACGGTTTGGTCGAGAATTCCAGCAGCGTTGATCGAAAGAAGGTTGACGGCTTGCCCAGTGTACTCAATCTGGATTTTGTTGTCGGCGTTGCCCAGGGTAAATGCGACTGGAGTGCTTGCAACCTTGTCCTGCAAAGTAATGGCTGTAGGAACAAGCAAAAATCCATTTGGCGGTACCTGGTAGGACGGTATCGAAGAACCGAAAAACGGAGCGGAAACAATCTGAACTGCCGTAGAATTCAAGGCCAGCAATTGAGCGTTTGTTAGCGGGAAAATTACCGCGCAATCCGACGCTACTCCCATGTTCACAAGGCCCGAAGGGAAGCCGTCAAAGGTGAATTGCTGCCAGAACGGATTCAACACTTCGGGCGAAGTGCCTAGCGTGAAGATGTCAGAACCCGGCAGATAAGAAAGAGGCATAACGCTCCTATCTCAATTCGAAAGTGGGGTAAAGGCATTACCCCGGAATATCACGGACCGAACGAAAACCAGAAACCCCTCCAGGTGAGTGGCACGACACCAAACCTTTGCGTAGACAAGAACAAGAGCACCTGCGTTTTGAAGTCATCGTCCGTCTGCGCCATAAGTGCTTCGCGCTCGAAAAAGTTCAATTGATGCCCTTCTTTATCGGCCAGCAATCCCCAGCCGTTCGGAGTGGTCAGATAGTTGAGTTCCAGCCCTTGCAAATTCTCTGCAATCACCCAGTTCAGTTCGTTGTTGCTGGAACCCGGTACACCTGGACTTCCGAGCAATTCGCGGACGTTCCGGCGTTGCTGAACGGTGTGGATGAGCCACTTTGGTTTGACGTGCGTGGGAATACCGCGATCATCAGGTTGCAGAGCAAACATGGTAATCGCTTGCTGCAACGATGTCATCGTCAGGTCCGCATCAGGGCTAGGCCGATTCGGATACGTCCCAGGCGAGTTGATGATCGTGGAAATGTTGGGAGCAATCGCCGTTGCCGAGGGACCGCCCATCAAAGGCTGAGCGGTGTTTGCCAATGACACGCCGTTCGTAGTAGTGATGGTTGCAGCAAGATTGAACAGTGATGCGCAAACCGCTTCCCGCGAGAACAAGCCGGAGCGTGCGTGCGACTCTGGCATCCGGCGAATGATGCCGTACTTGTCATCGGCCACAAGCTGCCGGGTAG